ATGAACAGAGAGGCGGTAAGTACGGACCCACTCAAGGAAGAAAGGAGAACTAATCCCCAGTCTCTCGAATAGCGCTTTCGCGCCGTTGTGGAGTGTGTAGATCGACTGTTGGTCTGCATGGCCGTCACCTTTATAGTAGAACCCCCTGACGGGGGAACCATTATAGAAATCGGCTCCACAGCTCTCGCGAAAAGGACCTGACACGAATGTCTTGTCACTGTTCGTTCGAAAGCCAAGCTCACGCAGATAATGGATACATTCAGAAGCTTGCGTGGTCGGAACGATAATATCGTCCCCGAACACAAAGACGTCAACTCCGAGGAGCCCTATGCCACCATGCAGCTTAACCGCATGGCAACATATGGCCGCGAAAATGATCGTCTCAAGCTCGAACGTAAAGCCATTCCCCATACTGCTGAATTTCTCCAGCAAGTACCAACGGCCACGGAAGAACGTTCGTTTCGAACGCAAATCCTCGAGCAACGAAAGTAGCTCTGTGCCGCCGAGCAAAATCCTGACGAGGGATTTTGCTAAGGTGTCGCTTGCATTTGAGAGATCAATAGTGGCGTAATCGCCATGAACAGAAGCCGACTGAGCCATCTCCCGATGGATATCAGCGGCGTTGTTCAGGTCCCACCCTGTATTGTGACGAAGGCGCTTTCTAAGTATACGACCAACGGCTAGTTGGAAGTACACATTTAAAGAAGCCTCCACTCCTATGGAGCGATCCGTTTTGAAGGTCTTTGGGACCGTCGTATATCGGTTGCCCCGAGTGGTATTATAGCACAGGAAGGATCTCTCGGTGGCGCTATCGCCGCTGGATAACCAACGAGACGCTATAAGAGCGCCCCACTGGGTACCAGCGAGATTAGATAAATACCAGATAGCGTCACCCGTCAGTGTGGGAATTTCCGAGTATTTGTCTGCAGCGGTGGGGTTTCTCACCGCCGATTCGAACGTGACACCGGGCCCGTGACGAGCGTTTACCTTAAGCGCTTCATCAGAGACGCGATCACCGATCCAGCTAATAATCAAAGCTCTAACCCCTGACAAGAATTTTGCCAGGGGGACGTCGTAGTTAGACAAAGGATTGCCTTCACTATCACGTTCGTATCGAGCTAGACGTTCATTGGTGGAGTAGCACTGGCGCTCACCGTCGAGCCAAGTTTCTTCAGCTGCTCTCGCAGTGTCGATT